TTCAAAAGATTAACAATAGTATGTTACAAGTTAAGTGGAGTGTCTATGGTGCGATTGGTTTCTATATAGTTACCCAGATTGGGCTTATTGAGGCACTTAGAGTCGCTATATGATGGCACTTCTCACTAATGTAGCACCAATCCTATTAGGGTTTGTAGCAAAACTATTTGCACTGAAGAGTCAAGCAGCATCTGATAACCAGAAGTTGATGATACAATCACTCCAAGTTAGGAATGATGCTATCAATCAAGCCAGAGATAGGGCGGACAAAGAGAGTCCTATGGCTGCTTGGAACAGACGAATTATAATTCTAGTTATTTTAGGTTTAGTTATATTCACTCAAGTAGGACCAGTATACTTTGATGTGCCTACAGTTATACCTACAATAGTAAAAGGTGCGAGCATATTAGGATTTCAACTGACACCAGATGTAATAGAATATGTAACAGTAGAAGGTATGCTTAAATTTGATGAGATATTTCAGTGGGCTACTATGATTATAGAGTTCTACTTTGGAGCTCAACTTGCAAAGGGGAAGTAAAAGATGACATTTAGAGGATTAATTAATGAGATTCTAATAAGACTTAGAGAGGAAACTATAGCTTCTGATTGGTCAGGTGATATCAATGATGCGACTACAGTAACAGATTATCAGAAGGTAATAGGTTCTCTAATAAATGATACTAAGAGAAGTGTAGAATCTTATCACGATTGGTTAGTGTTAAGAGAGACTGTTAATATATCTACTGTAGCTGCAACTAAGAATTATAATCTTAGTTCTGGTCAGGAGTTTAAAGTATTAGATGTAGTGAATAATTCTACTGGTTATCAACTGACACAAGTAACTAGACATTATTTGAATAGCATTATGTATCCTACTGACCCTACAGGTGAACCTACTTACTATGGATTCAATGGTGCAGATGCTTCTAATAATCTAAAGGTAGACTTGTCACCTATACCTATAGCAGCTCAGACGATATCATTTGATATTGTAAAGTATCAAGATGAATTAGCTACAGCCTCTACAGTTATAAAGATACCAAGTAAGCCTGTCGTATTAGGAGCTTGGGCTAGGTCTATCGCAGAGCGTGGTGAAGATGGTGGAACACAGTCATCTATAGCAGCTCAGGAAGCTACAAACTCACTCAATCAAGCGATTATGATTGATGGTGGTAATGCTAAATATGAAGCAGACTGGTATACAATTTAATGGCAAAAGAATTAACATATCAACCCCTAACTAATTTAGGTATCAATGGTTTAAACACACAGGATAATCCTGCGACTCTAGATAATACTTGGCTGACTAAGGCTGATAATGTAGTCTTAAGAGAAAACGGAAGGATATCATTTAGGAAAGGCTTGAAACAGAAAGTAGCACCTAATGGTTCAGATACAGCGATAGGTTCTCTGATAGAACATAATGACCAAGGTACTAATAAGATATTTGCTAGTTATGGTACAAGTATCTACACAATAGATTTTACTTCACCTGCTTCAGCATTTCCTAGTAGTGGTGCTGATGTCAAACACACAGTAGGAAGTTCAACGGGTGCTTGGCAGTTTGTAAACTTTAATGATAGATTACATTGTTTCCATACAGGTATTGTACCACAGAGATACGATGGTTCTGCTACAACTGATGAAAAATGGTCTAGTAGTTATCATACTGACGCAGTAAACATTGCTAATAGTAGCACAATAACTGATATGACTACTCTTGCTGTAACTAAGACCTATAAAATTACAACTCTAGGAGCTACAGCTTGGGGCTTAATTGGTGCTTCTTCTAATCCATTAGTAAATGAAATTTTTACTGCAACTCTTGCTAGTAGTGCTGCTATAGGTGAGTCAATAGCTGCTAATGAGATGATAGCAGGTAATAGATATAAAATTATCAATTTGGGTGATACAAATTTTGTCTTGAATGGAGCAGGTTCTAATGCAGTAGATGTTATATTTACTGCTAATGCTATTTTAGGTATTGGAACTGGTCTTGTTGCAGAGGTTTTTTCTGGAAGTGGTGGAGAGGCAGTAGAAATAAAAACTAATCCTACTTTAACAACTATTACAGTAGATGACACAACTAATTTTCATACTGCTGGAAAAATTATTATTGATGAAGAAATAATTTCTTATACTGGAAAAACATCTACAACATTTACTGGTTGTACTAGAGGTTCAAGCGGTACTACTGCTACACATCATTTAGATAATGCTGTAGTTACAAATGATTCTTCGCCTCCAACAGTTACCACTGGTGAATTTAAACCTAGCTGCGGTGTCGGTTTCTATGGTCGTATGTGGGTAGGAGGAGTTGCAGAAGAGAAAGATGTAGTACATTATTCTGCTCTATTAGATGGTGATGACTTTACTTTGTATTCTGGTGGTGGTTCTTTCGATTTAAAGAATGTATGGGGAACAGATGAGATAGTAGCAATAGCACCTTTTTATGGTCAGCTTGCAATATTTGGCAAGAAGAATATAGCTATATATGAGAGTCCAGCTATCATTGGAAGTATGAAACTCAATGAAGTTATCAGAGGAGTCGGATGTATCTCTAGAGATTCTGTACAACATATAGGTGATGATTTAGTATTTCTGTCTGCTACTGGTCTTAGGTCTCTAGCTCGTACTACAGAGAAGGATAAAGTTCCTCTGACTGACTTATCTTTGAACATTAAAGATAGGTTAATAAGAGATATAGGTAATAGCACTAATGTTAAATCTGCTTATGTAGAAAATGAAGGTATATATTTAATGTCTTTTGTAGATAAGAATATAAATTATGTATTTGACTTTAAACATCTGACACCGAATGGTGGACCTAGAGTAACTACTTGGACTTTTGATAATGATAGAGAACCAGCGAATTTAACATATACAGATACATATGGTTTATTAGTAGGACAACAAGATGGTAGTCTGGCTGGATATGAGAAACATTATGATACTGATTTAGCAGGAGCGTCCACTTACACAGATGCCTCTTATACTGCTGCATTTGAAACAGTATGGGTAAACTTAGGTGAATCTGTAGCAGCGTCTCTATTGAAGAGATTATTTATGGTGTTGGAAGGTGGCTCTGGTGCGACAATGGGTTTAAAGTGGTATAAGGATTTTAGTCCTACACCATCTACAACAACCTCTATAATTTTAAATCCTGTAACGACTGGTACTACATCTTTATGGGGTGCATCTAGTTCTTTATATGGAACGACAACAGTTACTACTACAAGTGCTGGTTCTTTTGTAACTGATTCATATTATGCTATTGCAACTGTTGGTAGTACAGATTTTACAGCAATAGGTTCAGCAGATAATGTTGTAGGTACGGTTTTTAAAGCAACAGGTGCTGGTTCTGGAAGTGGTACTGCTGTAAGTCATACACATACTGCAGCGACACATCCAAATTCAGCGACTTATAAGCCTATATTTGGATTAAGAGAATATAGGACACCACTTACAGGTAGTGCGAAGAATATAAAAATAGCGATAGATATAGAGAGTAATGGATTTGATGCGTCTCTACAAACTTTAACACTTTTACATAAACAAGGGAAGATAAGATAATGGCAGATTATACAGTAGCAGTTTCTTGGTCTGGAAAGGATGCACTAGCTGACTCAGATGCAAACAAGGTAATATCAGGTGCAGACTTTAATACAGAATTTACTACTGTGCAGACAGCAGTTAATTCAAAGGCAAACACAGCTTCGCCTACTCTGACAGGAACACCATTAGCACCGACAGCATCGGTAGCTACAGATACGACACAGTTGGCAACGACAGCATTTGTAAAGGATGTATTACAAAATTACATATATCCAGTTGGTTCTATATATATGAATATGGCGGTTGCTACAAATCCGGGAACACTCCTTGGATTTGGTACTTGGGTTGCTTATGCGACAGGGCAAGTATTAGTTGGTATTGAAGGTAGTGGTACATTTGATGCACTCGATGAAAGTCTTGGTGCTGAAACTGCTGCTCATACACTAACTATTGATGAAATGCCTGCTCACCACCATACCTATGGTAAATCAGTAACATCAGAAGCTATGAGTATTCACGATATAGTTAATGTTCGTGGAGCAACTACAACCAATACAAGTGATACAGGTGGTGGTTCAGCACACAGTCACTCAACATTACAACCAAGCGTAACAGTACATATGTGGAAACGCACAGCATAATAATTAGGAGATAGAGAGATGGCAATTCAACCAAGCAGATACCGAGGCGGAGTTACAAGTAGCAACGCACAGCATAGAAACTTCGAGAGGGCTAATACTACCGATAGAATGAGCACTGATACGACAGGTATTAAAACTACTAAAAAAGGTAGTTCTGTCGATTTAGGTGGTCTATTCAGTTCTCTATTTGGTGGGAGACAACAGAGAAAGATTGCTGAAGAGAACAGAAGGTGGCAAGCTGAACAGAATACACTAGCATACGAGAGGTCTCTACCTTGGAGTAGTCAAGGTCCTGCGGGTGACGTAGAGTTCGACTCTGAGACTAAGGAGATGCTACAAACGCTATCACCTGAGTATCAACAACTTATGAACCAATGGTTAGGTACAGCAGATATGTCAACCACTGAACTTCAGAGTATGATGGGCGACCCATATGCTATGGAACAACAGCAGTTCCAGAGATTTGAAGATTTAAACAAGAGTGCTTATGCACGGTCTAGAGCACAAGGACAAGAATCTGCACTAGCTAGAGGTATGCAAGGAACTCAAAGTTACTACGACCAGATGGCAATAGAAGACTCCATAAATCAAAGTAGACTTGGTGGACAATTAGCAGCTATGGGTACTGGTATGAACTACAGACAGATGTTAGGACAAGAAGCTCTCGGATTCGGTGGTGGAGCTATGAATATAGCAGGTATGTTAACACCTCAAGCAGACTTAGGTAGGCTATTAGGTCAAGGAGCACATACAGGTGTTAATATGGAGGGTCTATCATTAGCAGGAACTAATTTAGCAGATACTAAATCAGGATTCTGGAGTGGTATGCAAGACCAAGCAGCACTATATAATAACCAAGGTGATATGACACAAGCAGCACAGACGGGTTGGTTTAATCAATTAATAGGTGCGGGTAAGAAAGGGTGGTCGATGCTAACTGACGATAATCGTAACAACAGAAATAGTAATATAGTTTAATAGGAGTATAGACAATGGCAGAAAATATGTTCGGTGATTATGGTAGCATCTTTGATGCAGCTACAGCAGATAATGTTGGAGTAAGAGATAGAGCACTAAGTGTGGCTCAGCTACAACCGGGTCGTGCTAGTGTCTATGGAGCTCATCAGGCAGGAGGTATGCTTATGCAGAACCTCGCTAATATGGCAGGTATGAAGACTGCTAGACAAGAGAAGGCTGAATTGATTACTAATATTATGAAAGAGAGTCAGGGATTAGACCCCAATAAACCTAATAGTTCTCTGATATTATCACGGAAGTTCGCAGAAGCCGGTTTACCTAATATCGCTCAACAGTTCGCAAAGAAGTATAGAGATATGAGTGTTAAGAATATAGAATTAGGACATAAGACTACAGAACTAGAACTACAAAAGGCTAGAGATTTAGTTACTAAAGGACATTACGAAGACTTGGGTGCGCATTATGTTGCACAAGCTGAACAAAATACCGTAGAACTTGAATTTAGGAAAGCAGTAGAAACAACTAGGATATCAGACCTTGCTGCTAAGTTAAAGATTGACAAAGCAGCTCTTGAAAGATTGATAAATATGGGTGAAGTTTTTCAGATAGGTGTCGAAGGAAATACAACAGGTGCGATGACGTGGGCTACTCGTGTTTGTGATGAGAGGGGTCAGAATTGCAAAAATACTCCTATGATGCAAGAAGGATATAAACCTCCTGCTGCTCCAGTAACAACAGTTGTAGATGGGCAGGTAGCTGTAGAACCGGGACTAGATGAACAGATGTCTGGTGTTACAGAGGCATCTATTGATTTAAATACATTAGAGGGTCTTAATGCTAGTGGTTTAATGATAAGTGACTGGGGTGCTTTACCGACAGGAAGTGCTGAAAGTCAGGCTTATCACGTTGTAAGAAATGATTTAATTAAAGACCACGGTGTGTCAGAAGGTGGCGACTTGTTCTTAAAAAGATTAAACGCAGATAAAGCAGAGATAGAAGCTGCTGGAGTAACTGCACAAGTAGGTGTTACATTATTTAACGATTTACGTACAAGTAGAAATGATAATGGCGATAAATTAGATAGGATTAATACAGCTATAAGTAACTTCGCACAAGCTAAGACAGGTTCTGCTGCTGCTGGTAAGTTAGCAGAAGGAATAATCCAACAAATATTTGCTAGTAAGAGATTAGCGGTATCAGAAATAGAGAGAATTGCCAAAGCGGGTAGTTTTCCAGAAAATCTATGGGATGGTATAAACAGTTTCTTCACAGGTGTTAAAACACCGCAACATTATGATGCTTTCCTGAAGGTTCTACGCATATATGAAAAAGAGCAAATTGAGGCTTATAATAACAAGAGTGATATAATGAAGGAATTTTCGAAAGAAATAGGTTATAAATCTCTTCCGGATTCGACTTTTGAACATAGAGCTGTTCCTAGCGGTGGTTTTATTCTCAAATTCAATCCAGAAACTAACGAAATAGAACGATTTGCTATTTAACTAAAGGATAATTAATATGTCACAAACAGTAGACTATTTAGGTCAGAACGTTGAGTTTCCAGACGGTATGTCTTATGAAGATATGCTTACTGCTCTACAGAATGACGAGAGTTTAAACCCTAATATTAGGGGAGACATAGGAGAATATGAGGATAGTTACCAGCAAGGGCAGAGAAAAATAGGTGTAGGAGATACTTACTCTTTCTTTAAAGCTATAGGACAGAATCCGGTGTGGTCGAAAGTATGGGAAGATATGACTACGTTAGGAGGAACTGGTGAACTCGATAAACCCGGAGTAGGTACAGACCTTAGAGAACAATTCAGTACAGATTTTAGAAAGAATACAGAAGACCAAGTAAATTTTATGACTAATCTTCTAGGTTGGGAGAAGCCTGATTTAGATTTACTACCAGAAGACCAAACACAAGCTATTATTGGTGTTGGTAATAGGATGATGACTGACCCTATTATTTTAGTGAGTAGAGCTAAAGGTTTAATAGAGTTCGGTGCTAAAGCTGTTATTAATGCTGCTAGGTGGTTTGGTATAGGTGCTGGTTCTTCAACTGCTGCTGTAACTGCTGGTAGTCTCGAAGAAGTAATTACTGGTGAGGACACAGGACGAGCAAGTACCATAGTAGGTGTGGGAACAGCTCTTATCACAGGATTTAAAACACAAAAATTAACTGACAGGTTAGCATCTGATGCAACTAATCTGCTGCAAGGTAAGAGTTGGACACAAATTTTGGCAACAGCTTCAAAATACGAAGAGAAATTTGCTATTGCGAATACTAGAAATATATTAAATGAAATTTCTAAAGCAGAGGGAATGAATGTAGAGAAAATTGTGGATGACTTCAGACAGATATCTCATTATTTTAATGATGTTGATATTCCGTTCTTCCTAGCTACTTCTGATAATCCTGTAGTAGTAGGCGAACTTAATAAATTAATAAGAAAAAACCCTCAAGTGAGGGCTCAGGTTGAATCAGAATTGGTAAAGATGCAAAATGCAATAGTATTTAAGAGTAATACATTATTTGGTATTCCTCTTGTAGGTAAGTCATTAGAAGAGCAAATTCCTCAGACATTAATAAATAAATCTCTAAGGTCTCATACAGATATTATAAAACAACGTATAGAAACTATAAATTCTAGAATCGAGGATTTAAGTTCTTCTTATATGCCTGAACTTTCTAAAGCAGGGCTAGGTATTAAAATTGAGAACTTAGTCAGAGCCAAAAAGAAAGAAGCACAAGCTCTGAGGACTATTGAATATAAAGCAATATTAGCCGATGCTAAAGCTAATAAAGTCTTTATG